GCCGGTTTTACGCATCGTCGGTCTTTTCAAAATCGGGGGGTTTTCGTGAGATGACAATATTGTCGGGCGCCTGCGGCGCTACAAGCTATCTAGGAGGGACGTTGGGGGGGTGTCGGGGGTAGGTACACCTGTTATGGGCGTGAATCGCTTAGAGGGGATCCTGTGGCATCTGAGACATACCGCCCTTATTTAGATAAGTATCCTCCATTTTCCGTGCGATTTTCTTGCTATCCCATATAGTGGGATGATATATTAGATACTTCTTCGTTTTGTGTGGACTAACTTGGACTAGGGCGTCAAGTGCCTAGCTAAAGCTTAACTTCAACTCGGTCTGTGGTGGCCCCGCTACCCCCCGTGATTGAGTGGGAATGTGGGAATAACGAGGCCGTTAAGAAGGTTGAGGCAAAGGCTAAAGGGGCATGTTATGAGCCAAAAAGATTATACGCTATGGCAGCAGTGGTTTAGGTTCCTACGAGGCAACGTAAAGATGCCCACTTCGGATTTTCCTAATGACCGCATACTAGACAAGACTGAGACTACCGGGTTCGCTATATCTGATATAGATTGGCCCGAAGATGACGGCAAACGTGAGGGCGGTTTTTCTAACCCTCATGCTGAGCGGCTGATACATCTCCCTAAAGCGCATGACCCTTGGAACGGTGGAGCCAACTTTGGTGGACGCCCGATGCAGCTTTCTCGGCCCGATAAGGTTGAGACTATTGTGGAGCGGGACACGTATCGTGGAACTGTTCGGCACATTCTAGTGCCTGTGGCGTTGGATCGCCCGAACTGGATTGAGGGTATGCCTACTCGGGGCGGGGCTTACGATCAGCATCATGTGATGTTTGTTGCCAGCACCTTGTATCATCCGGTGACGAAAGAGATCCTTTATCCTGCGGGTTCAACTGTGGAGATAATTATGCGTAAGGGCAACACTTGTTTGAAACTTGCCCGTTTCGATGCGTATGGAATGCTTCACCCTGAAGACGGTTATGCTGTTAAGGGCCAGATCTCTATGTGCCAGACACATATTCAGCGGGGCGATGAGCCTCACCGTATGAGTCTTTCTCTCAATAATTACGCTAAGGGCCGCTGGAATGGCGAGTCTGATGGTACGGGTGACTGGGAGTTTCCTCGGGTGAACGACTGGTTGCGTCTTGATCCTTCAGCGATCCCTGCCGGTTTGACTGGCGAAGCTGCGGCTCTAGCCGAAGCACTAGTCGAGTTTGGTGTGATCATTTCAGATATTGGTGGTAACACTAATCTGCATAGCGTGTCTGGTAAACAGTGGGCTGATGTTGACTGGCAGACGTTTGCGCCGAAACTGGGTGACTTTCAGCGGGTCGAGTATCGTCCTCTTGATTATGTGGGCGAATTCTATCCTGATGGGTACGAGCCGTTTGACTATACTGAGGGCTGGGCTTGATCAGAGTCCCCCAAATCTATGCTATAATGGATGTATGACAAACGCAAGAACCGTTAGAAGTGACGGGTACATTCAGATGGTTCGGCATGGAGGCTAACTATGGGCGTTTATGGATTTAAGTGTAAAGAGTGCGAGAAGCTGGCTGAGATTGAGATGCCTATGCATGATGTTGGGGCTGTGTTTCCGACTTGTGAACAGTGCGGTGCAACGATGGTGCGTAACTATCACACGGTTCCGGCTCACTACAATGCTGAGGGTTTCACTCAGAGTACCGACCCCCTTTACTTGTAGTAAAAGTGTCGTTAGGTAGTGTAGAGCGAGCTTGAGTATGGAGAGTTCTTATGCCAGTTAATGATCCCGTATATGATCTACAGACGGTCACTAAGGGCACGGTTACGGTTGCTCGTGGCAATATCACGATCTGATGACACCTAACGAACTAGATAGGCTCATGCGTGAGGTTGTCAAAGAGTATGAGGCACGCTTGCAAGCGGACGAGTTTGGACCTGAGGCTAAACGGTCGGCTGAGTACATTCGTAGCCTCAATCGCCGCACCAAGGAGTAGTTATGCAGGGATTTATTGAGTCGCCCGATGAACTCGGTGAGGCTTATAGTAGCGTATGGCTAATAGATGATGAGGATGCCTCGGGGCTTCTGCACCTAGCAGAGCGATTCAATGAGCAGCGTCACATAGTGCTGGTTTATGTCAGTAAACAGTTGGAGATTTTTGGGGGCGAGTATGGCGACATTCTCTTCTTTGAGAACGGAACTCTAATAAAGCGTGGAAGCGCTGTTAATCCTGACGATCTTCTTGAAGTGTTTGGTCTGACGTATCCGGGTCTGACTCTGTAGCGGGGCCTACGGTGAGGATGAGCGCCGACTTGTCTTCCGTGAATGCCATCGAAAAAGAACGCTGCATTGCTTCAGTAATGTCTGGAACTGGGATAAGTAGCTCAGAACTCTCTGTTGGTAGCCCAAATCCTTGACTGAAGCGTATCGTGAGTGCAGCTATAGCGGCCATTGTCATCGTGTGCCACTCGGTTGCTATCTTGTCTTCCCCTGATCTTGGTGGGGTTTTCTTTTTGGTCATGTTCTCTCCGTTGAAACGTGGACTCTCTTCCAGTGTACCTTAGATACTACATACGTTGCAAATTCTGACACGTTGGATATGTATTAGATTAGTTTATCTACCTATTACAATTGAACGGGGTTCATATGTTCCTATCCACACCCCCAGAATTTTATCATGTGACTGATGAAATCGTTTCTGCCTTGTATGAGCATGGTGGTATCGAAGATCCTTTAGATCTAGCGTGCAACGAAGCCGCTATCTTAAAAGGCCCGACTTCTTCAGCACTTGGGATAAAAAAGGGTACGAAGCTGACACTCTGCAGAGATAGTCAGGCTTTTGGCATAACTGGCCGCAATGCGGAGCAACGTTTAGCTATGAATCTTCTGGCTGATACGTCTATCCCAATAGTTAGTCTGGGAGGTATGGCCGGGACTGGTAAGTCTATTCTAGCTATTGCCGCTGGGCTTGATGCTGTCATCGAAGAGAAGCAGTTTAAGCGTGTCGTTGTATTTCGTCCGCTTCATGCTCTCGGCGGCGAAGATCTTGGCTTTCTACCGGGTGACTTCGATGAGAAGATGGACCCTTGGCGTCAAGCCGTCTGGGACGCTCTAGATGCCTTCTGTGACGACACGGTGCGTAACTACATAGCAGACCATGACATCCTTGAGGTCATGCCTCTAACGCATCTGAGGGGCCGTACACTGTCTGATTCCTACATTATCGTTGATGAGGCTCAGAACCTTACGTTACCTACTCTGGTGACTGCCCTAACTCGGGTGGGCGAGGGATCGAAAGTTGTTCTGACGCATGATGTAAACCAGAGAGACAACGCTTCAGTTGGTCGTCTTGACGGAGTGCTGACGGTGGTTGAGCGGTTGTTCGGTGATCCTCTGTTTGCTCACATGGTTCTACATAAGGTGGAACGTTCTGCTGTTGCGAAACTGGTGGGAGAGAAGTTTCAGGATCTATAACCCAGTATTCTCTTCCCATCCAGCGGGCTGTTCCATCAGTAATCTGATTTACTAGTTGCCATACCCCGTCCCAGTCTGGGACTCGGGTGGCTTCTGTGATGTGACGATTGTAGGGTTGATCGAAAAGGATGCAGGGGATACCTGCTGCCACGGAGTCTGCCCAGTTGTCGGGAGAGTCTTCCACGAGCAGGTCAACTTTTACAATAGTTTTGTCACGCACGAAGTGCATGGCATCTACTTCGATGCAGTAGGATGAGAGCCAATCGGCGGTAAGCTGAGGGGCACGACTGCTGTTGCGGTGCGTGATGACGTGTACGTTGATGTCTAGCTCTCGACGCAACCTATTGACAACGTTGCTGTAGCCAGCGGCTGGGAGATCTACGAATCCAGCGGCTGGGCCGAACATGTCGTCTTGGCCTTCTTCGATGTGCGCAAGGAACTCTTGTAGTTCGAATCCGAAGTCTTCAAAGAAGCTCCAGTGTTGAGGCACGTACCCTTCGGGGATCACAGACCCTTTATGGAGATTAATCCACGTCAGGTAGCGATCAACGAAGGGGTATGCACATCCGTCCAAGTCTAGACCGATAGTAAATGTCATAGGGTTGACGACTCCACCCAGTCATGGCGTAGTTGCTGCCAGTAGGCGAAGTTGCCTAGCGGACTCCACAGACTGTTCGCTGGGATAGGACGGGCTACGTGCTCTAGTGGTGATGAGTGGGGAGGATCGGCTGAAACAAGCTTCTCGAAAAGAGCGATGTCCTCTGCCGGGTCACGCACTCCATCATGGGTCAGATACGATACTCGTGCACATCGTGCCACTGAGACCTTGATCTGGTCTTGTAGGTCTAGTGAGCGTTCGTCACCTGTGATGTACGGTAGATGCCATTCGTCCTCTGAGAGCATCGTGGGATCCGACAGGCGGTACGCATCACGTATGGCGGTAGCCGCTGCACGCATCTCAGGTTGCGCTAGAGGGGAGCAACGCTGTGTGAAGAAGTTCTCCCACTCGGTGGATGATACGATCACCTTGTGCCACATGAACGGCTCTAGGAGTCGATTGGTGACCTGCTTGTGAACACCCAGATTGTCAAGCTCGGTTGCATACTCGACGGCAGCCATAGTGGCCTCAGTCCAGATAGCTTCTGCCTTCTCGGCGTCTTCGCCACTGAGCGTTTCTTCAGCTTGCATTCCGGGCTGGTTAATGCCGAACTCGAATGGAGTGGCGGGATCTTCCATGACTCGGAGTGTCTGCTTGTGTACGGGGATAGCCCGAGAGGAAGCGGAGTTGCGTGAAAATGCTCTGTGCGTATTGAACTCTGCGAGCACAAAGCGATGCATGGTAGCTTCGATCGTTGTGAGTCGATAGCCGTCTTCTGAGACGGAATCGCAAATTATCTTCGCATTTGGTTCAGTGATTATCCATCCGTCTTCACTCATCGTCAGTCTCCAAAACAATTGTTGCGTCTACGTGCGCCCATCCTTCTTTGATGAGCTTTACTGCCAGCTCAGTGTGTCGGCCTGACAGGGCCGTTGCAAGATCGGAGCGTGTCTCGATCTTGCCTCCACCGAGGAGAGCCTCTAGGTTCCGATAAGGAATACCTTCAGCTCGGCCTTTGGCCGTGATCTGAATGGTTGCACGGGATGGCTCTGTGACGGGGATTCCCGTCAGATGCTCGGTGGCTTTCTCTTGCAGTTTCATCTTTGCTGCTCCGGGGAGAGTCCCGTTAGTAGCGAGAGCTACCATTTCAGCGTTCGTTAGTCCTAGTGCTTCGACTAGATTACTCACTGTCAATCTCCGACTCTTGTGGTGTGGCTTCCATTGATTCCAGTATATCATCAAATCCGAGTTCTGTCAACTGGCGTGTGATGAGTCCGTCCATTGCCTCGTCCGTAGCAACGCACAGGGCGATAAGCTCGGGGCTGGTTCGTGGGAGCGTGTGCTCTTTACCTAGTTGATCTCGTAGGCGTACCGTAGTGCCTCCACCGAGTGATTGTATGCGGCTAACCTCAGCAGACCAGATGTATCCGGTCTGCTTGCTTTGCCTATTCTGTGCCCGTTTACTCATGACGCCCTTTATAATAGTGGTTTAAGTGGTCATAACCTGCCGTTAGGTAAATAGAGTTACCATTAGGAGTAGATTATGAGTGATGCTGAGAAGCCGCTAACTGAAGATCCAGAAGACCTTCTTGAAATGTGCGACGATTCGTTCGACATTGAAGAGATGAATACCTCTACAGATGATGCTATCACAGGTATGGTCCTCTTTGCAAACGCAACCGATGATGACGATCTCGAAGAGATTGCCGAGTTCTGGAAGGGACTAGACAAATGAGTAGAGATACGGGCATAGCTAACAGGCTTCGTAATGCCGGTCTTCACGTTGTGGAGATCGCTGGCTGGCAGACTGGTGGGTCGAGTTCATTCTACCCTCAGGGTTCTGTTGACCATCACACTGCTGGAGCAACCAGCGGTAATGCACCTTCGCTAAATATTTGTATAAACGGACGGGCTGGTCTGAGCGGGCCTCTTTGTAACGTTCTGATCGGACGTGACAATACGTGTTACGTTATCGCTGCTGGCCGTGCCAACCACGCTGGCCGTGGTAGCTGGTACGGCCTTTCTGGCAACTCTAGCGTCTACGGTATTGAACGTGAGAATACTGGCTATGCCACTGGTCCTCGTGCAGAACCGTGGAGAGACGACCAGCATCTTGCCGCTGGTGTGGCACATGCTGCCCTCATGGAAGGTAAAAATGCTAATTTTGTTTGTCGTCACGCTGAATGGACGCCACGCAAGATTGACACCCATTCCATAGATGGCAACGATCTCCGTGATCTAGTGCATGCCATTCAGGAGAAGAAGAGTGCCCCTGCGGCACCTAAGCCTCCTCCGGCTGTGCAGAATCCTTTTAAGCCGCCAAGCAAGCCGAAGCCAGAAGCACCTGTTGCTCCTAGTGGACCGCTTACTCCCAAGCAGTTCCTTGAGAATGTTGCTGCTGCCGCTAAGGGCCGTCCGGTCTTGAAGCTAGGCAAGCAGGGTGCTTGGGTTCGTGATCTTCAGGGACAACTAAACCGAGCGTTTGGTGAGAAGGTCGTTGAAGAAGACGGTAAATACGGACACAAGACGTTCAACATCGTCAAGTGGTACCAAGAAGTCATGGGCCTGAAGGTCGATGGCGTCGTTGGTTATCAGACGTGGGCTAGCGTTATCGCTAAAGCGATAACTGGCTAATGTGGATGGTCCACTAGGCGTGGAACTTTACTGCAATGAATGTGGGGCCGTGGGATTTGGCTTTGCATCTTTGGTCCCATGTATGCATGATTATGATGCGTACAGTGTCATGATGACAGGTTTAGGGGATGACATGCCTTTTGGCGTTAACGACGATCCGGTATCAGTAGTTCATCGGTTGGGTGAGGATCAACTTTACCTCACATATTGTGATGGTAGTGTTTTGTACCAAGTCCGGTTACCGAAGAACTATTACCCTATCCCCATCAATGATGAGAGTGTTAACTGGGATCTGACTCTCGGAGTCGGCGTGCCTCGTCGGCTGCCGCCTTCTGCTCTGCGGTAGGCGGTTTGGCAGTGACGGTAGGACTACCGATCATGCTGTCGTTCTGAACCTGCATGGTACGAGTCTGCGTTTCCTGAAAGCAGTCTTCGCACAGGTTCGCTATCCGAGATTCGTGTACCGTTGGGCCAAACCCTTCGCCACAGTTAACACATGAATCATCCTCGTAAGGATCTTCAAAATACTCGCTCATGTCAATTTCATCCCTGACTTCGGTAGCTCACCGTCCGTAACGGCAATGTAAGTGTACTTTCTACTAACATAGCACGTTTCGTCTGAACCTTGCAACTCGACCACTTCACCTGAGGCATCGTAGGTGGATACGGTTAGGTCCGCAGGGATATCTATGGGAGCATAGGTGCCGTCTTCTTTGACTATCAGCACTCCGTCGCAATCGGTGGGAGAAGACACGTCTTCTATGTCCGTAGATACGGCAAACTCTAAGGTGTGGCCGCTCTGGAATTCAACGTCGATTGCATTACGGTTCAGTGGAGTAGACACAGAAGATGTCCTTCTTGACAGAACTTACGGGTTCTTGATAAACAACGCACTGATCGTCAGTGGAAATCAAGAGATAGTTCGAAGGAAGTCTTGGTGCTGACTCAGATGTGGCTAGTAGCCAGTCTCTGGACGCTACTCTACATTCGCATAAATGCTTCTGTCCGAAGAAGAGATCTACGCCACAGGATAGGCAATATGCGAACAGAACTGGTTCGCTGTCGTCTTCATAGGAAGCCATATTGAATATATCCTCTGTGACTGTTTCTTCAGAGATCATTGCCATCTACATCTACATTCGCAGAGAATTCCATTCCCCTGAAGATAGCTTGCCCGTCATTGACGATAATCGGCTCAACCATGTGACGGCATTCTCCGTCAGGCTCAGAATAGATAACCAACATACCCTGCGTCCATCTCTCGTTAGCCAGCATTTTACCTGAAGGCTGAATGGTTCCAGTGGTTGAAGGGACCATACCGTCTAAACGGCTTAGAGTGCCTCCTGAGGCCCCTACGATGGTACGCATGCCGGTAGCTGTGCGTACACGGTCATATGCTACCGCTTGGTAGTGGTCGTGACCGTAGATGACGGATACGCCGGGGGCTTGTCCGATGGACTTGCCAGCGGCTCCACCGGGAACACCGGAAGTTGCTGTACCGTGTACGAATTTGAGGAACTCGTTGTGCCAGAACACACCTTGCGGATAGTTGTGACTGTATTCGATGTTGTTGTCATCATATCCACACAGGAAAGGGATTGACAGGACCGGCTCGTCGGAACCAACCTGAGTGAGTCCCATGAGTTGTGGTGCCTTGTCGGCAATGAACTTCTCTATGCGAGCCTCATGGTTGCCAAAGAGTTGCACAATGCGAGCATCAGGGGTAATAGCCCGCTGCTGAGTGTGATGGCTCTTGTGACGGCTTAGGTTCTCGTTCAGAAGATTCAGGTAACCGGGGGTTGACCTGTGGCTGGAGAACTCTGCGAAGTCAAGGTCATCGCCCTGATTCACTACAACATCCACGCCCTCTGACTGCTCAAGGAAGGCGATTATCTGCATACAGACATCAATGGCGGCTTCATCGTGGATCGGGTGCATTGTCCCATCTGTTCCACGGAAGAATCCCATTTGCGTATCAGGAAGAGAGATAACTAATTCGTATCCTGCCGGTTTAGCTGTGCCGCTCTTAACCTTCGGCTTATATACATTCAGTGGTCGGGCTTCGACCTCGAACGATTCGGTTGCTAGAGTGGGAATAAAGTCAATGGTGTGGCGTGTTGAACTGGTAGGCAGCTCTACGTCTTCGCCGTCCTGCTTACGCCAGACAGTACCTTCACTCTGGACAGACTTCACTGCCTTGACTGTACCGTGTTGCTGAGCGGTCTCTATGACCTCACCCAGATCACTCATGTCAGCTTCTACAGTGACACGAGTGGTACTCCAATAACGTTGGCCGAACCGGGCTAGCGTTTCCCTCTTGGGAGCTGTTATCCCCTTAGAATTCAAATGTTTTACGATATCTGCTGCTCGCAGACCTTCGCTCCACATAGATTCCATTAAATCCCTATCGGGATGGTCTGCTACGCCTTTAGGAGTGCCCATACATTCATGCCGATCTATAGATTTACTAACCTTACGTCGCCTTCGACGTGTGCAATGAACCATTCTACCATGTATTAGCTCACGTTCCAAACAAATCACGTCGGGGAGAGTTATGTGAACCTTATGCCAGAAAAGGTAAGGTAGATAAGGTTGGGATCGCTAATGGTTTTTCCCTATCGTCCTATAGTAGACGACGGACCCACTTACGAACTAGTGGGAAGAGTGTTGATCTTCTTTACAGGTAGCGTATTGGTCCCTATCACCTTCCGGTGAAATCTCTCCGCTCTTTAAGCCGAGCTAAGCCGCCCTACCGATTCCTCATCGGCCCGTTTCCAACTGCCCGCTTTCTCCAGTAGAGGAATCCTCTGGAGTTTTCTGGGGGGAACTGGATGGTCATCGTAGGATACGTTAGCGAGATTGCCCACAACCGTTCACATCTGCGTTTAATGTCATCCGGCCTTGCCGGGTAAGTTTCTGTTCTTAATGAAAGTATAGCATGGATTTGCTTACCTTGAAATCAAGAACGTATTTCTGTGTTAGAATGGTAACATAAGGCGCAATGATTGGATCATATATATGAAACGTAGACGCAGGGTCAACGAGAGTGCTGAGGACATGTGGCTTCGGTTTCAGTCTGGTGACGATTCGGCTTCGGAGGATTTGTTGCGTTACTATGAACCTTCGGTGAAGCATGTGGCTGAGCGTTTGGCGAAGGGTCTTCCTTCTCATGTGGATGTTGAGGATCTTTCAGCTATTGGGATGATGGGCTTGTATGATGCTATGTGCAGGTACGAGGATCGTGGTTACAAGTTTATCACGTATGCGAAGTTTCGTATCCGTGGCGCTATTCTGGACTATCTCAGGTCTGTGGATCATGGGACTCGTTCGATGCGTAAGTCTGCTCGTGAGGTCAAGAAGGCTCGTTGGGAGTTGACTGGCGAGTTGGGTCGTATGCCTGCGGCCACCGATATCGCTGATTTCCTTGGGATCACGGTGGAGGAGTTCTATGAGATTGAGGCTGCGGAGGATCGTGCAGTCCATATCAGTATGTCTCCTTTGCCGGATAAGGATAACTCAAATATCGAAGTAACTTGGACTTCTATTGAGGATACGCTTGCGGATAAGCAGACTACGGTTGATCTGATGTCTGAGCTTGAGGATCCGATTGATCGTCTCAGCGACATTTTCGATACGTTGAACGAGCAGGAGCAGGCAGTGTTGTCTCTTTACTATCAGACTGATCTTTCTTTGAAGGAGATTGGTAACCTGCTGGGTGTTACTGAGTCTCGGGCCTGTCAGGTCTACACTAAAACGTTGGATAAGATCCTCGTTCCGATGTCTTTGGGCTGACGTTTGCAAGGTGTAACAAATGTATGTTAGGGTGCCCATATGGCACGTTACATACGAGAAGATTTGTACTTCTCAATAACCGTACAGGATAACATTTTGAACGTAACTTTCGGAGACGAGTCGTTATGGACTCGAAGGGTGAAGAAGAATGCGGATCGTGATGATACGATTCGTCGTGAAGTGGCACATCTTGCGGAGATGTTTCGTAAGATGAATGATTCTATGGAAACCTCATGACTATTGGAACGCAGCTTGATGCTGTACTTAGTCAGCTATCTGTTGAGGTGGCGGACGCTTCTGACGAGCGGGAACTTCTGCTTCTTCAGATCGAGGCGTTGCAGAGTGGTCTGGATTTGACGGATCTTGAGGTTCTGAATGTGGGCAACCGCACTTTGGATCTTGACGCTGAAGCTGATGCTTTGCGAGTAGAGATCGTAGACCTAGAGTCTCGTCTTCTGTTCCTTGAAAGCGCTCCAGAACCTGAGCCGGAACCTGACCCCGATCCTGAGCGTCCTGAAGATATCCTTTACGATTCGGATTTGGATGACTGGGCGATCTGGTCGGTCTATGGTCCCGATAACAATGAGACTTATGGCAGTGGTAACAACAGTTTGCATTACCATAGCCCCACTGAAGTCATCGAGACTGAAGATGGCGTGATTTTGACGGGCACCGATTTCGGTGAAGGCGTCACTAAGCGTTTCCTTTCAGGCGCTATCTCCACTCGTGAGACTGGTGTACGTTTCGGATTCGGTGACCTGATCTACGGTGAAGGTATCCGCTTCGCATTCGATGTCACCATTGACGAATACTCTCACGCTTTCTGGCCTGCAATTTGGTTGCGTGGCAAGGGCGGTTCGGGCGTTCACGAAGTTGACATCCTTGAGGGCTTCACAGCTCAGACCGGTGTTGATCGTGTCACTCAGATCATTCACTCTGACGGCAAAGTCAATCACATCAAGGCTCCTTGGCCTTACGGTGAACTGCCTGCGGGCAAGCGTTGTACCGTCTGGTACGAATGTTTCGCTCCCGACATTTACGGCTCTAAGGCACAGGTTCGCATGGGCATTGACGATGTTGTCAATGTTGACACTCAGGATAGTCGCTCTGACGGCTGGTGGAGTGACGATTACTGGTGGGATTGTATAGCTCAGATTCAACTGGGTGGAAACTGGGTCGGGGATCCCCGCAAACCTTATGACGGAACATTGCAGAACGGCAACACAGCTTACGCTAAGCCGGTCTCGCAGGTTCCATCGTGGGACGGCGACTCTAACATGACGATACATCGTGTCGTGGTAGAGGAACTTCGTTCGTGGTAGAGGAACTCACCTTCTAATATTCTGATTGAACACAGACACCCTGAGCACGGTGTAAAACTACTCACCTTTTCTGGGGTAGCTCAACTGGCAGAGCAGCGCACTGTTAATGCGAAGGTTGGAGGATCGTCCCCTCCCCTCAGAGCCTATGAAGACTTTAGCAACTAAATGCCTTGACTGTTACGCTCGCAACGAGACTTGCCTCACCTGTCAGGGTATAGATACACGTCATTACTGGCAGATACCACCCATCGAGAACTGGAACATTGCCGATCAGGTTCCACTTCATGTTCTTGTCAACGACGAACATTGGGATGGCAATAATCAGGTTATTCACCGAATGCTTGACAGCCTCCAGCCTGTGGTGATTGCTAGTAAAGAGGATTCCGCTGGCCGCTTTTGGGCGATCGAGCATCCCGGCGTGAGCTGGTTCAGGAACTACGACTGTTCTGTGGCAGTGAACTTCGATGGCCTTGAAGTACGGGTGGAGTTGCTAGGTTCAGCCTCTCCGTGATATAATAATACTTCGGGGTCGGTTGAGCAATTGGCTGCTCAGGAGACTGTAACTCTCCCGCTTTCGAGCATTATAGGTTCGAGTCCTATTCGGCCCACGCAGAGAATACAGAGAGAGGTTAGTCCTAACTTAGACCTCTCTTGACATACGCCGTTGTTAGGAGTAGACCTAACACATAGAGATGAGAGATAATGAGTGATTTCCTAAGTTTCCGGTTCCCCGATTCGTTTATCGAACAGTATAAGGGTAAGAGTCCCGAGTGGCCCTTCCCTATTGGTGGTGGGAACTCTCTAGGAGAGCTTATTTATGTGGACAAGTATTCCGCATTGAAGGAAGATGGGACCAAGGAGACTTGGAACGAGACCTGTCAACGTGTGGTTGAAGGTTACTACTCGATCCTGAAGGATCATTGTAAGGGTAACCGTACTCCGTGGAACGACATGAAGGCATTGGCCTCTGCTCGTGATGCGTATGATCGCATGTTCCACCTGAAGTGGCTTCCACCGGGTCGTGGCATTCAGCACATGGGTCGCTCGATCATCCATGAGGAGCAGGACTCTTCAGCTTTGCAGAACTGTAGCTTCGTGTCCACCAGCAAGCTGTCTACACATTCTTTCAGGTCCGCCACTGATCCTTTCCGTTTGATGATGGAGATGGCGATGACGGGTGTTGGTGTCGGCTTTGACACTAAGGGTGCTGGTCGTCTCACTCTACATGAGCCTACCGAAGAGGTTGAGCGATTCATCGTTCCCGATACTCGTGAAGGCTGGGCTGATTCTATCGCCAGCCAGCTTGCAACATACTTCTTTAAGAACCGTGCAGGCATAGAGTTTGATTATGATGGTATCCGTCCCCTTGGTGCGCCTCTGAAGCGTTTCGGTGGCCGTGCTTCTGGCCCCGGTCCTCTGATCGAGCTTCATCGCACCATTAAGAGTCAGCTTGACGGACGAGCCGGTGAAGACATCACTTCTCGTGACATCCTCGACCTTATGAACAAGATCGGTAAGGCAGTACAGGCTGGTGGCTCTAGGCGTTCAGCACAGATTGCTTTCGGTACACCCGACGATGAGGATTACCGTTCAGCGAAGAATTGGGAGCTTGAGAAGAACGCAGAGCGTACCCACAAAGAAACTGGGTGGGCGTGGAACTCCAACAACTCTGTGTTCGTGGATGATGACACCGATCTCGGTGAACTCGTTGAGGACACTAAGGTTAACGGCGAACCGGGATTCATGTGGCTAGACTTGGCTCGTTCTCATGGTCGGATGATTGATCCTCCGAATAATAAAGACTATCGTGTGGCTGGTGGCAATCCTTGCCTTGAGCAGTCGCTCGAAGATGGGGAACTTTGCACGCTTTGTGAAACTTTCCCTACGAGGCATGAGGATTATGCCGATTACCGTGAGACTCTCAAGCATGCTTACCTGTATGGTAAAGCTGTGACCTTGCTTCCTACCCGTTGGCCTGAGTCCAATGAGGTCATGGCTCGTAATCGCCGCATCGGCTGTTCGATGTCAGGTCTTGCTGAATTTGTTGAGACTAAGGGCTGGGCTGAAATTATCCATTGGATGGATGAGGGCTACAAGTTCATTCAGCATCGTGACACTAAATATTCGGAGTGGCTCGCAGTACGTGAGAGTATTAAAACTACTTCCATAAAGCCTTCTGGTACCGTGTCCCTGCTTGCAGGTGTGACACCGGGTGTTCACTGGCCTGTCGCCACAGGGGACTACATTCGCCGTGTACGCTTCTCTAAGGGCAACCCCTTGGTGGAGGTCATCCGTGGGGCTGGCTATCACGTAGAGGACGCTGAGGGCGATCCTGACAACACTGTGGTGGTCACCTTCCTCACCCAGTCTCCAGACATGCGCAGCGAGCAAGAGGTCTCGATTTGGGAGAAGGCAGAGTTGGCTGTAGTTGCTCAGCGTTATTGGGCTGACAATCAGGTTTCTGCTACGATCACATTCGCACCGGACGAGGCAGAACAAATTCTTCCTCTACTAGAATCCAAGTCTGGACAGTTCAAGGGTATTAGCTTTAATCATCTGTCTGCCGGGACTTATAGCCAGCAACCGTATGAGAAGCCATCACCACAATTCGTGAGCGGCTATCATCGCAAGGACCATCAGCGTATCGACTTGTACTCCGTTGGAGCCGATGCTATCGGGGATAAATTCTGCGATAATGATAGCTGCGAGATTTGATAGATGAATCTGATCAAGTCACGAGAGCGTCTCTACCGAGTCCTGTGGTCACTCGCAGATCGTAGAGGAGTAATACAACGGTCTCAGGGGGAGATTGCTAGTCTGATGGATATGAGTTATCAGCAGCTTAGCATCATCTTCCGAGAGTTCGTTGGAATGGGGATGTTGCACAAGGACAGGCATGAATTTACTGTCTTGCATCATCCAAATAAGATTCCTTGGGACGAAGGTTACAGGGAACTCCGAGAAAAGTACATCGAACAGATTGGACCTATAAATGCTACAAAAGCTAACCGTACTGGGTGAAAAGACATTATGGACGTTTGTTGAGGTTTTCCTCACAGCGCTCCTCGCCGCCGATCAGCTTGGTGCTGACACGGCTCAAGCTGCAGGCATTGCTGCTGCGGCTGCTGGACTTACCGTGATTGCAAACGGGCTACCGCAGATTGAACTTGTTAGTGGCAATCCTCTGGTGGACAGTGTAGGTCGGATTATCCGTACCGGTGCTGCATCATTCTTGGGATTCCTTGTCGCTGCGCCAGTGCTTGATTTGTCACCAACAGCCCTTCAGGCTGCGTTCGTGGCTACGATTCCTGCACTTGCATCTGCACTCAAGGGTGCTATTGCCTCTAGACTTGGCAATAAGCAAACCGCAGCGGCTCTCCCCGTTTCATGGGATTACGTTGGCTGAGGTTGCAAGGTAACTGAGAGTCTGCTACAATGATCTCATGGACAACGATGAGCATCCCAACTTTCAACCTGATGACGATGACTATGTTTTCAGAGATCAACTTGTAGCGGTTCTTAATCAGGTGATGTCTGACCTTGATGTGATCGGGGTGAAGGCTGATGCTGATATGAATGCAATGCCGAAAGCCATGTTCGATGAGTCTGAAGATCCAATGGATCCAGACGACACATTGCGCAGTGGACACAAGGCAGGGCGTGTTGCCGTGTTCGCTTCGTTTCAGGCGGAACTGGTTCCGAGGATTTGTTTCTCAGAACGGATTTTGAATCCTGAAGCAGATGAGGTGAACAAGCAGTTTCGTGCCCAGCTTCCTACAGAAGAGGAAGTTGAGCTAAAGGCTTCGATAGAAGATCTGAAGAAAATGCTGGACAACAACGACGATAATTAACCTGTATAAGTGTATGGGTAAGGGGACGCCGCCTTCGGGCGGCTTTCCTGTTTTTAGGCACGAACTATCGTGCTATAATGGTATGTAGGAGCAGAGACATGTCACGATATGGATTAGCTGAAGTCGATGTTGAATTGAGTCACATGTCACATGTGACCTATTTTGAGCGTCGTAGAGACTTCTACGAAACAGCGGTCCATTCTATCGAATTGTGGGAAACTATGACAGTAGATGAGCAGGATATTCTGAAGCGAGAGGTAGCACATTCTCTGTCGGTCATGATTGATCGTATGGATGAGTGGCTTCCAGAAGCCCTTGACGGGCATCAGCAGAACGAATTGCTTCAGGTCACACTAGGATTCCTGTACTCGGACGTTTCCTCTGCTGTTACTAAAGAACGTGGAGCATCTTCTCTCGCACTCTCAGAGGCGAACGAAGAACTGCAAAATAGGTTAGCGGAGATGAATGAGAGCAAGTCATCTAAACGCACATGAATGTTGTTGGCATAGATCCGGGTCTCTCGGGAGCTTTCGCTTGGCTGGACGATGACGGCAACCTCCTTGATGTGCAGGACATGCCTATCAGGGGCGAGGGTAAGCAGCGTCGGGTTGACGGGCTTGCTGTTGCCAACTTGATGGCTGACCGTTATGGGGATTCTTCCACTGTGGTTACAGAGCTTGTTCACTCCATGCCAGCGCAGGGCGTAGCTTCTACGTTCAAGTTCGGGCAATCATACGGAGTGGTTCTTGCAGTTGGGGACATCTATTCAGATGACAAGATTGATGTACGTCCTCAGGCGTGGAAGAAACATTTCGGCCTGATCGGTAAAGATAAAGATGCAGCGAGACTACTAGTCTTGGATAAGTTTCCCAAGCAAGCAGAATGGTTCCTTCGCAAGAAGGATCAGGGCAGAGCAGATGCCACGTTGGTAGCTCTCTGGGCGATAGAGCACATTAACACCTAGATCATTGCCGTTAGGTTCTCTATAGGAGAACGCAAGAGGAGAAGTATGACCGATTTCGATATAGGTGAGCTAGTTGATCCTGATTCGAGTTCTGGTGGCGGTGACTTTGTGGTGGATTCTCCCGCAAGTCACACGCTGACTGTCCTCACTCAGTCTGAGAAAGACTTCTATGAACAGAAGGCCGAGCGGTATCAGACAGATAACGGCTTTCAGAACATATCCGATCTAGGAGAGCTGGATCGCATCCTTACGATGGAGCTAATGATCAATCGCTGGTCTCAGTGGCAGATCACAGAAACAGATTATGACGGTCTCCCTGTAGACGTTGCCAATCTTCAGCGATACATCGAGAACTTCTCCAAAGAGATCCGTGCTATCAAGAAAGATCTTGGCATGGATAAGGCCACTCGTGATAAGGATAATCAGTCTAACGTGGCAGAGTATTTACATAACCTTCGCCTTCGTGCGAAGGAATTTGGCGTTCACCGGAACAATCAAATGGTTCAAGTGATCACTGATTGGCAAGAACTGCGTGGAATCGTAGAGCTGTCAGATAATTGTACTGAAGCTGAGCAGCGTGAGTTTAAGTGTTCACGAGATGATATATGGGCTTGGATGCTGGAAGATCTGTTCCCTCGCTTTGATGCGTTGGACGATGAGTTCAGAGAAGAACAGCAACTCTGGATAAGGACAATTTAATGCCGCTATCTTGGGACGAGAAACGTAAACGCATAGAAGACGAGCATCCTGAGGCCCTTGAGATCTCTTGGTCTGGGGTGATGCGTGAAGATCCTGACGTCTTTGCTAGAATCCTTGGTGACGTTATTCGGTCATCTGGAGGATCTTCGAGACCGGGGAAACGACCAACACTGGACCGTGGTGAGGCGTCTGCCGTGCTACTTAAACTGCTGGGTGAAGACTTCTCGGAATACTCCTTTCGTGAAACTTTCAGGATCATGATTGGAAAGGACTCTATGCGTAAGGTTGCAGAACGCACAGGGTTAGCCCTTTCTTTTGTGCACAAATTGCTGAAGTCTGATGCACAGCCCAGTTACGAAACGATGTCTAAGATTGCTGTAGCTTATGAGAAGGAGCCTTCGTTCTTCCTAGAGTATCGTATTGGCTTCGTGCTGTCTATTATTGAAGATTTCCTTACGTCCTCTCCTGAGACGGCGACATCATACTTCCAAAAGATGAGACGAGCGTGAGTGTTTATGAGGCTCTGACCGAAGAAGAGTGCTATCTGTACGCTGTCCTCACTGACGAGTCAGGCATTGACCATGCTGAGTTTGCGTACACGGATGAAGAGTCCGATGACGGGATCTTCCGTGCTTGGCACTTCCAGTGGCCTTGGTGGCGCTGTGGTGATGAGCTTCAGATAGATCGTGGCAGTAGATCTTCAGGGAAATCCATGTCGATGAAGTTTCGCACGATAGCCTTCCCTTTCTGTGTACCCGGTGGACAGATGTTGCTGACGGCTCCCGAAGGCATTCACCTTGATGCGATTACTGACGTGATTGAAACTGGCTATATGGGCAATCGTCTCTTTGAAGAGATGCTGGCTCCCGGTCGTAATGGCATCAAACATCGTCCGTTTAAGATTAACTTTGCTAACGGGGCCGTAGTTCACGGTCGTATTCCGAAGCATGACGGCTCTGGTGTTAAGGGTGTTCACCCTGATTGGCTGGAACAAGATGAGGCATCAGACTATCCCGAGGCTGGTTGGGCTGAACTCTATGAGACGCTGAAACAGAAAGAGAAGAATAGCGGCACTGCTGATTCTCGCTGGCGTGCTCATGGTGTGACTCGTGGCGTTGGTGGGACTTTCGATGAGAAGACTCGACCTGACTCTGACTGGACTGTTCACGCTTTGCCAGCCATGTATCGTCCCACTTGGGACGATGACGAGCGGGCTTCTAAGATTACTCAGTACGGTTCGGTGGAGAACGTGGACTTCCGCCGTAACATTTATGGTCTTCCCGGTGATGCGAGTTCCCCGATCTTTGTGCTGAATAGACTCATGCTCTGTGTAGATACAGAGGAATTCAGCGATTACAACGCCGATCAATATTATGATATTACGATTGATGAAGGTGAGCTTGCGGATAGTGAGTGGGGCATTGAGGGCTTGATGGATGATATTCCCAGCTCCCATACCGCAGGTGACGGATCTAGATTCTGGATTGGAATGGATGTCGGCTGGACACAGGCCCCGTCTGTGATCGTTGTCTTTGTAGAAGAGAAGAAGCGAAAGGGTGATGGCACCGCACTGAGACTGCTTGCCAAGATTACTCTGAGACGCATTGATACAGAGAATCAGGTTGCTGCAATTATGCACCTATTTAAGCACTATAGGCCAGTAGCATTCGCACTGGACTCTACTGGTGCTGGTATGCCTCTATTGGATGTGGCTCGTGGATGGGCCAAGAGAGATCCTGAGAGCAGTCAGTTTATGGATCGAGTGATCGGCTATAACTTTAGTGCTAAGATTGCTGCCGGTTTCGATGAGAACGTTGAGATAGACGCTGCTGATCCCGATGGTTGGGAGAAGGCGGTCATCACTCGTAACGTACTGGAGTGGTCTACTGACGTGCTGCGAAAGCTTGTTGACGAGAAAGCCTTGCTCCTTCCTTACGATAGAAACCTGATCGGTGAGATGCAGGGGCAAACGTGGAAATATTCTCGTAGCGCCCTCGATGCTTACGGTCGAAAGAGGCTCTATTCAGCGGGGCAGTTTCACGCATTGGATGCAATGAGAATGGCCGCTCTGGCATACAAGCAAGAGTGGATAGATACCCTGATTCAGAACCATAAAAACGCAAGAGGCTGGGAACCACCAGATGCTATATTCTTGTAAACGGAGCCGTTAGGAGCATTAATGGCAGAATTACCGCCAAAACAGAACACTGATGAGAAAATTGAAGAATGGCGCACGGAAATTATAGAGTTGCTGGTCGAGATGGCTAAGTGGTCTAGTAGCGCCGATGATCCACTATATATTATGAAAAGATTGTCAGCCTGCACCGCCAGAGCCTCTTGGATGAGAAATAAGCTCGTTCGGTCTGGCGCTAGAAATGCGAAAGCGTTTCTTTCTGGAGAGATTGATCCTTTCATTACTGAATGCGATCGACAGTTCCGCACATGGTCACGAGTGGGAGCACTCCTCCGTGATGAATTTGAAATGACACGATAGGGAAGCAATGGCCTCTTCAATTACACTAGATGGACTGACCGGCGATGTCGCTTACATCAACTATTCTGATGCGGACGACCAAGAGGTTGCAGAGGAGCTTCAACGGAAAGCTCCTGAGATTCGTGCTTTGCAGAACTGGACTGAGCGTGCCTCTGGTTCCGCTTACGGCGGTCGTAGAAATAAGGGACTGTTCCAGCAGGATCAGTACGTTTCTCCCGACAATATCGTTGACAAGATGCGTACCGCCAGTGTGGCTGTACGAGAAGACGATGTTGTAGGTGGCGTTGCCGATACCACAGAGCAGCTTGCATTCAAGCGTGTTCGTATCGAATGTGCCTCCGAGCGTGAAGAGTCCATCTACGATCAGGTAGCACAAGACATTGGCCTTGAGCAGTTCTGTCGTCAAATCTGGCGTGAGGTGTTTACCTACTCTCAGGCATATCCTGCCGTGATGTGGGGGGACAGAACCTACAAGCCTACGAATAGAACCGAGAGTGGCAACAAGTCGAAGAAGTCTTACGATGTAAGGGTTCCTACACATGTCACCTTGCTAGATCCCCTGCGTGTTGTGCCGGTTGGCAACTTCATGTTTGGACAGGAGCAGCTTGCTTACTGGGCCACGCCTGCTCAGTCACAGCAGTTTGATAACAACTTCGTAGACCAGCAGGATGCCGTTCTTAATCAGCTTGTAACTAAGAAGTATGAGCCAAATGATACTGAGCGTGAAGAGATTGATGCGCTGTTTAATACAGCTACTACGGGTTATGGTGGGTCTGCGTCAAGCAGCCTTTACCTCCTGAACCCAGATAACTGTTTCCGTATCACATCCACACGTCCTGATTATCTGCGTTTTGCTGAAGTGCGTATGGAGTCAGTGTTCGAGCTTCTGGATCTAAAGAACCTTCTGCGTGAGATGGATCGTCAGTCTCTGATAGGTTCCACTAATGCTATTATCCTCGTAAAGAAGGGTAGTGACAAGTATCCTGCACAGAGCAAGGAACTTCAATCACTATCCACACAGGTTCAGACCACTGCTCGTAACCCGATCATTGTGGCTGACCATCGTGTAGAGATAGAGATCATTACACCTAAGACGGACAAGACGCTTTCCGCAGAGCGATACAATGGTATCGACTCTCGTATCACGTCACGCTTGTATCAGGTGCTATCCACTGGTAACTATGCTTCTGGTACAGCGACAGATGATTCCATGAAGTTGCTTCGTGTAGTTGCTTCTTCTATGGAAGCTCGCCGTGACAGCATCCGTGATGAGATCATGACTAACATCTTCCGTCTTATGTGGAAGAAGAACGCTGAACTAGAGGATGAGCCAGCAATGGCATTCTATCCTCGCCGTATAGCTCTTGAGTTCGATCCGAATCAGGCTGAGTTCATGCAAGCATTGCGTGACCGTGGCGATTTGTCTCGTGAGACTATGCTGGCAGAACTTGATGTCGAAGAAGATGTCGAGGCTGTGAAGCGTGAACGTGAGAAGCGTTTGTACGATCACGTATTCTCTCCTGTCAATGTTCCTTATGGTGCAGCAGACGGCCAAGAGGAGTTCCCCGGTGATCCTCGTAAGACGGGCGGTCGCCGCAAGGGTGGCAACAATAACGGTGGCGGTGCCCCCGGTGGCCGCAAGTCTGGACAGGAATCAGATAATCCTAATAGTGAGGATGACTGACCGTTAGGTTAGTACGGAGGCCGATGTTATGACTATTCTTTCCACGACGAAAGAGACATACCAGTTCACTACGCAAGCTTTCCTTGTCAATGATGACAGGGATCAGGCTTCTGCATGGGCGACTAAGCACATCTATCACAACCCCAACTTGCGTTGGATTGTGGGCAACTATGTTGAGGCCGATAGTGCGAACTCGAACGGCCAATACTGGTCACTAGACGATCTACGGATCAAGTCTATGAGCGTAACGAATGGCCCCATGAACATCGGGCACGTTCACAATGATATCGTAGGTACCTACGTGGCTGCTGAGCTTTTGTACCCCTCTCAGCCTGAGGCTAATGCATATGTAGAGACTATCGCTGCCATGTGGAAGTATTACTTCCCCGAGGAGAATGCGATTGTTGAGGCTGCATTCCGTGACGGTACGCTGTTCCAGTCTATGGAATGTATTGCTGACACAATTACGTGTGTAGGTTCCGAGGTCGCTTGTGGAGCTACGATGGCCTACAACGGGCCGTATGGCGACTATTGCGAGCACATCAATGCTGGCACAGCCGCTAGGCAAATGGACAATCCTCAGTTTCTCGGTGGAGGTCTGATTATCCCACCACTAGCCCCCGGCTGGAATAACGCTGAGATTAGCGACGTTTCTGCTCTTATTTCTGATGAAGAGGCGGGGCCTGTGTATGAGCAGGTTTCCGAGCAGGCTTCTCATCTTGAGCCTTCCCAGTGGGAAGCTTTGATGCAAGAGATTATCATCAACGGCAAGGCCGCACAAACTTCCAATATGAAAGAGGCCGAAGCCGCTGGACGCCTTAAAGGGATCATTGCATCACATACTCTCTAAATATCAAAATTGCATGCCGTTAAGCGTTATGACCAAAGGGTTTCTGTATGAGTGAACAGATTAGTTTTGAAGAACTAAAATCAGAGCATGATCTCATGATTGCAAACATCCCTGAGGGAATGACCCACGAAGAGGCAAATTGTCCCTTCTGTATTGAATTAAACTCCTACGGAGGGGGTGACACGATGAACAAGACTTACACTGAAGATGAGCTGAATACAGCCATCGAAGCAGCGTTGGAGACCGTCAAGGAAACCGCCGCCGCAGAAAAGACCGAGCTTGAAGCAGAACTCACTGCATCTCGTGCCGCTGAAGAAGCTGAAGTCGCTGCTGAAGAAGCAGAGGCCACTGAGGCTGCATCCGCAGCCATCGACGCTTCCGAAGCACGAGCAGTAGCTGCTGAGGCAAACTACAATGAACTTGTTTCTTACATCACAGAGCAAGCGCAACTAGTCGAGATTGCTGAGTACATTACAGCGGTCAAGATTGAGCGTGCTTCTGTTATGACAGAGACGGTTGGCTATGGCGAAGATTACATCGCTGCCAATATCGACCGCTGGGCGGCCTTGTCTGATGAAGACTTCGCATCCTACGTTGAAGACCTGAAGGCAATTCCTTCAGTAACCGCAGAAGACGTAGAGCAGGAAGAAGCATCAGACGATGCTCCTGTAGCAGAAACTGCAATGTCACACACCCGTAACGAAGAGACTGCAGCCGCAGGCGAATCCACAACTGATGTTGTGTGGGGCGCTCGTAGTTCTGGAATCAACGTTGCTAGGCTGAACCTTTCCTAAGGAGGAAACATTATGAGCCGATACTTTTCTTTCCGTTCCACTCCTTCGGGTGCTGAGCGTGGTGGACGTTACACCGCAGCTACTGCTTCGAAAATTGGATCCGCAGTGGTAGTTACTGGTGCTGACGGCGAAAACCTCGCTGTTGCATCCACGACTGGCACGACTGTTGCTCCGGCAGCAGGTCAGGGTGGAGTCCTAGTTTACGAAGCACTCTTCGTAGACGGCCCCGCCGATTCACCAGATGATGTTGTCGATTCGCCAGCAGCCGCTCAGGTGCAGGTTGTCCGTGGCAAAGATGTCAAGATCGTTCTTACGAACGATGCTGACTATGACATGTTCACACCCCTTGGTCTTGACACAGTAGGCGCCAACGTTGGCGTTGAAGCTGCAGGACTTTGGATCGAAGATGACGTCAATCCTTGGGCCACTGTGGTCGAAGTTCTTTCAACCGTGACCGATGCTGAAAGCATCGTCATCCAACTCAATTTCTGATAGGGGATTAACATGAGTTCTTACCATGCACATAACCCCGCAGCCGTTGCTGATGCCGCTCGTAAACTAAACGAAGAGGCAGCAGCCCGTTTCTCAGACCCACAATGGCGTGCTGAGAAAGCTGCGGACATGACATCGACCATCTATGAGGATTTTCAGTATGAAAACTTCCTTCCGATGCTTGGTGCAATCGAATATCTAGGCACAGGAGACCGTTCCTTCGTTAAAGAAGTTAAGGGTCTCGAAGTATTCTGGGTAGCCCGTGGCGGTTACATCGAACAGAGTACTGTGAACACCTCCGTTGTGGAGATTCCTCGTGACACTGTTGGCTTCCACGTCTCTGAACTTGAAGAGAAGATGGAAACTGGCTTTGCTGAGGCTTCCTCGACGATGGTCGGACTTGGCACGGAGCGTCTCGGCGCTGCGGTTAACTCTCGTGGCAAAGCGCTACTTGACGCTTCCCGTGATGGAACAAACTCCATCTCTGCTTCCGGTGCCCTCGGCACAGTTGACAACATCAACGCCGCCCTTCGGACTGTTAAAGATCAGTCTAAGAGCCGCAATGTGACCATCATTGGTCGTGCAACTGCAGTTGAGACTCTGATGGACACGCTCCTCGGATCACTCGGCAACGGTTCAGGATTCCTTCCTGAGTCAAATGAGGAAATGGTACGTCAGGGCAAGCTCGGTTCGTACCGTGGAACCCCTATCGTAGAGATTCCTAACTTTGAAGATGGATCTGGAACGTCTTACTGGCCTTCAGATGAGCTTTATGTCATCGCTGATGACGCAGCTAAGTTCGCCTTCTTCGGTGGACTCAAGAGCCGTGAGTATCTTGAGCAGGACAACTGGTACTGGCATTACCTTGCAAAGCAGGAGTTTGGCGGTCTCGTCAATCATCCAGAGCGTGCATACCTGATTACAGACACCGATCTGTAGCATGTCAGCTAGCGTCCGCTAGCACTTAGTTTTGTGGGATCGTTCCCCTCGCTTCGGCGGGGGGGACTTTCCTGTTTTTGGGGACGAATATCTGTGCTATACTAGTAAATGTAGTGCTATAAAGGATTGGAGCCATTTATGAGCGAAGAACTTGAGAACGAGAAGTGGAAGAATGTGTCTTCTGTAACGCAGTGGGTGATTGCTACTGACGGTTATGGGCAGAGGGTTGGCCGGAAGGTTTTGCCGGGTCGTGAGATTGCGGTTAGACCATCTGAGCGTAGCGAGATTCAGCACCGTGTTGCGCATGAGAAGAATGATATTTTCACCAATGGCGATATGGTGCCAGTTACTTTGGTGGAATCAGCACCTGATTTCGCTGAGATTCAGGACAACGATTACCTGAGCGAAAGCGATCTTGAGGACGTTCTCAAAGGCCGAGCCGACGCTCTGCGTGAGCGTGTTGCCGAGATTGAGAGTCCTACGACAATCAAGCGTCTTTTGGACATGTGTGAAGCTAAGGATCTAGCCTCCTCTAAGGTGAAGGTTCTAGAGGAACGCTACGAGAAATTGACAGAGTATGTCCCTCGTTTCCTTGGTGACGGCACGGGTGGCGAAGACGGGATTAGTGACGCATCTACACTGTAATAGTGGGGATGCCGTTGAATAAATGTAGACGGTTTCTCGGAGGATCCTGATGGCTAGCGTTGACCTTTCTGAACTCATCCCTAACCTTGAGGGTGCTCTTACTGTTCCCGGCACGACATCTCCGTATGCTGCTGCCTCGGAAGCTGAGTGGGTAATTAAGTTATCCAATGGCTTCTGGGCAGCTATGCTTGATGGCGTGTATAGCGGATACAGTGTGGATGAAGATGGTATTGTTACTCCAGATGATGGTGGTAGCTCTACTTTCTCTCGTGAGCTTCAGCAGGTTGTGATCATCTGGGCCGCAGTGAACATCGTTCAGGCGCAGCTTCTGGTCCTCAAGACGAGGTTCAAGGCTGAGGCCGGTCCTGTCTCTTACGAGACTGAGCAGGCTTCTCAGGTGCTTAGCACCCTCCTCAAGCAGTTGCAACAGCAACAGGCAGTTATCCTTGATCGTTACAGCGATGTATGGAGTTCTGCCGAGGAAAGCTATTACACCGATGCTAACTTCCAGCGTCGAGAGAACAACTATAGTAATCAGGGTAGTTACTGGATGGGTCACTGATGGCAACACCTACCGATCCAACGTTTGGATCCGACTTTGATGCAGCAGTGTTCCGTGCAGCCATCACTTCCACTATGGAGATGGGTATGGCTACGGGTGATTACGAGGCCATCTTCTTCTGGGAAGAGGAAGCAACCTACACTGATGGCAACACGGTCCCTTATGATCTAACTGCAACCCCCGATTCGGTTACGCAAGTGGCTAAGACTTTGAGTGTCCCTGTGGCAGTTGAGTCTAACAGCGGCTTTGGATTTACCCGGAACACGGGCTTTGGTCAGGTCGATAGCAATCAGGTTAGGCTAACGCTACTTGATGAGCACTGGGATCAGGTCAGTTCTGCTGACGGGGTTACTTTCGATGACGTAGATTACACGTTTGACTTTTCTTCTCCTGTTGTGGGACTTTTCTCTGTGAACGTTCATACTATCGTATGTTCGGCTATGGATGAGGCCGTATGAGTGGCGTAAATGATAGGCTTATTTATAAGAATATTGTGAATCTTGTTGAAGCAAAGATCACTGCTGATGGCTGGAATAATGCTGATAGAGCTAATCTTCCTGTCACGGTTGAGGATGAGATCGTTCCGAACGATGAGTCCATCAAGCCGAATGCAATGGCTGTGGCGCTTGAAGATGTTAGATACCGTGATGTCGAGATCGGCTCGAATTTGACTGATAAGATCACTGTTGTGGTGGTCGATGTTCTTGCTGAGGGCAAGGAGATCGGTATGCATCTGGCTGGAGATTTCTCCGATTACTTCAAATCGCTTTACAACATTCCGATCTACGATTACATTAATTACGATGAAGACACCTCTGTGGTGGCTTTCAATATTGACATCAGCGGCGTCTTTCTGGAACGCAATCGCATGTCTACTGGCAAATCCAAACAGTGGTGGTGGGTGATCAGCTTCGGTATTGAAGAAACTGCACCGGCTGATCAACTCTAAGGAAAATCATGGCAACTCTTTACAATACACTAGAAAGAGCAGCATCGGTTAACGCTTTTGCTGTCGTGAATCTGGAACTCGTATGGGACACCGATGCACAGTCGGTGCCTCTCAACTCGTCTGAAGAGTCTAGTGCTCTTGGCGACTGGTCTGCAACGACTGATAGTGATGGCAAGTGGATCTTTGAAACAGTGGATCCTAACACTGACATCACTCCTACTGGTAGTAACGTTTATAAGGTGACCGAAACGGTCAATGGCGAAGAGGGCGTAGTCTCCTATGTCGAGATCACTGGTAACGGAAGTTACTGGCTTGGTGATGTCATAGTATCTACCCCGGCTTGGGTGTAATCATGACGAATCAGCCGATCAAAAAGAAGCTCATCTCATATCCCGGTATTACCTTTTCTGAGAATTGGATAATCAGGGATGGCTTGCAGCAGAAGGTCAATATGACCGGCTGGGTTGGCCGCATGTATATCGCTCCCGATTACGGTGAGCCGACCATGATTGAGCTTCCCACTACCGATGCTACTATCACGTTCCCCGCTTTGGGGCTTGTGAAGGTGAAAATCGAAGCTTCTGTGACTACAACGTTTGCGGTAGCTAACTACAAGTACGATCTAGAAATCGAAGACCTTCTTGGTGAAGTCTACCCTGTGTCTTATGGGGCGTTTCAAGTCAAGAACTGGTTGACACAGGAGGCATAAAATGACAGATGTAAGCCTATCCTCAGCAGAAGAACTAGTTGTAACCCTTGGTGGTACGCAGGGACCGCCCGGTCCTCGTGGCGACTACCCACAAGATCCTTCGGATCTCGCACCTGCAGCTAGTGTCGATATTGATGCTAGCCTTTCTGCCGTTTACCGTTTGACTGCGGATCAAGACTTCACTCTCAATAAGCCAACTGAGGGCGTTGATGGTCAACGTCTTATGATGGTTGTCACTCAGGGAACTGGCGGTAGTCACACTATCACTTTGGGTGCAGGAATAAACTTCGGTCCTATCAGCGTAACTTTGTCTACGGTTGAAGGCGCTATAGATGTGATCGGCCTTATGTTCAATGAACCTACGGATGAGTGGCTTGTTATCGCCTTCTCCCGAGGTTACTAAAGGGGCCTAAAACCCCCGCCGTTAGGAATCTAGAGACAGTATTCCTCTTATCAGGAGATTAGGCTATGGCTCAATACCTTTATAACAAGTTCAAAGAAGAGATGCTTACCGGCAATGACGTGTGGAACACGGGCGGCACCGACGTATTTGCCGTGCAGCTTTGCCACGGTACGCAAGCTCTCGTGAATGCTGCAGACCCCGTTGTGGGTGACATCGCTCTCCCAGCTACGACCAATGGCGGCGAAATTGATCCTCAGATCACTACTCCAACTTTCGTTGCGGGTGTGTTCAAGGGTGCCGATGTTACTTTCACAAGCATTGACGGCGGCGGATCCAGTGGCGATTTCGATCAGCTCATGGTTTACAATGAGACCAGCACTCGTCTCATGGCACTCATTGACATCAACACTGTCGGCCAAACCGGCGGCGACATTGAAGTTCAGTGGGATACCGTGAACACTCTCAACAATCAAACTGGCGGCATTTTCGCAGTTTGATCTGATAGGAAAATATGTCTTTTACGATCCCTGATAATGATGGGGGTCAGGATGAACTCCTGAGCCTTCTAAGCACTAAGGGCGTTGAGGATCTGTCTCTCTCTGGTATCGTAACCGGCGTTGTCTCAGGTATGGCAATAACCGGCTCGACCAGTCGTACAATTACGATTGCCGCTGGTAACTATGTGGTTAATCGTCAGTTGTATGTTTATGCCGGTGGAGCGATAAATCTCATCGCTAACACTGATGGATCTGGCGATCCTCGATTCGATGTTGTAGAAATTGATACGGCTGGCTCTCTCTTTAAGACGGAGGGTGCTTATGCTGCTGCACCCATCGAACCGGATCGTGCTCTCGATGCGAACAGTATGCCTACTAGCGTAAAGCTGGCAACTATTCTTGTGAAGAATGGTGATGACGATTTAGTTAATCGTATAAGTGATCGGCGTCTCGTTTCTACGGTCGTCAATCAACTGCTGAATGACACCATTGATCCGACTGGATCTGATGGTGTAGATGGAGACTTTTGGCTGAACACGACTTCTAATGTAATGTGGGGGCCGAAAGCTGCGGGTTCTTGGAGTGCGTCAATAGATTTGCGTCCAGCGAACATGTCACTTCCTGCTAACTGGACTCAAGGTGATGGCGTTACGGGAGCAGCTCCCGGCACGATGCTTTTCAAGATGGCTATATAAGAGATATTGGGAATGGTGAATCATGGCTTTGCAATTTGGCAAGGATGGCGCTGAGAGAGCACTGAGAAACTCGTTGGGGCAGACTTCTGCTGCAATAGCTACTCTGTATGTGGGGATGCTCGACAGCTTGGACTATACGGGACTGACACCTACTGACCTTGAGCTTGGCGAACTGACGTTAACGCAAGTTACCACCAACGAAATGAGCGTCACAGACTTTTACACTCCCGTGGATCGCACTGCGATTACGTTTGATTGGGCTGGGATCACCGTGGACGACACGGGCACTTACGTTTTGAATGCCGACGCTCCTGCATGGGACAATGACTCTGGTGCGAATCAGACTGTACCCGGCTTCTTCATCAGTGATACTGGTGATTACACGCAGGATGGCAGTGGAGAGATCCTGTGGTTGGGCGCTCCCAGCGTTGGTTCTCAGAACTTTACCGATGGTGAAACAATCACCCTTAGCATTGGCAACCTGTCTCTTAGGGTCGTCTAATGGCCGTATACACTCCAGTTTCTGGAGCACGCCAACAGTATGATGGTAACACTCAGTTAGATCCTTCGGGCGCTCAGTTGCTGCGTGACCATGCATCGAGTGGCGGTACCGGGTGTATGGCAGCGTTCACCTTCCATGTGATTATGCCACAGGGGGTTAATGTTGATCAGTGCCAACTGATGGTCGATCAGGGCAATCAGCTTGTTGTTGATACCAATCATGGTGTGCATCTGTATTTAGCTGTAGAGAATTGTCTTGATAACGCTCGTGCGTTTAATGATGCGGTTGACGGCGATGCTAACGATCCTCTCGTTAAGCGGCTGACTGCCCATGCTGATGCTGTGACTGAGTATGGTTCTAGAACTGGCATCACACACTCTGGAGATATGGCTGTAGACTCTGCTGTTGGCCCGCTGGATGGAAGTCCGGGTTACGTTGTCCACGCTTGGGACAATACAGCTTCCCCTGCTGCGAGCGAGGAAGTCACCTTCTTTGACTTCTCCTCGTGTCTTCAACCGTTGGTCGATGATTCTGGCTGGGATGAGACCGGCCAAGATGTTAACGTTTTCTTATTCTGGTCGCAGGCTAACAATCCCGGTTCCGGCAACTGGGATCTGTATCTCATTGATAATACGGTCGATTGGGATAACGGCGAAGAGGGTGCGTCTGAGACAGGTGACCCGCAGACCAATCACACTAACTCTTCTGGTCAGATTAACTGGAATACTGACCCTGAGCTGACTGTCGAGTATTCAACTTCTGAGATGATCATGGATGGTGTTGGGAGTTCTGTCGGCAATGCTAAGGCTCGGGAGTCTCTGCTGCTTGCTAAGTGGTATGGTCTGGATTCCGGGTATACGACTGACCCAATCTTCTCTGGTGTTCTTCCTAAGATCGTGGCTGGGCGTGGAGATCTGCCGATCACTCGACAGGATGGTGAGAATCCTTTCACCACTGCATGGTATATTTCGGAGGGCGATCCCGCCACAGCTCAGGTTAGTACAAATATCTTTGGCCCCGGTGAGGGGGCGTTTCAACGCCGCTGCATTTATGGGGAAGATTTCGCACTTTTGTATTCGGATCGCCCTTACATCTATTGGGATCTCACCTTCTGGAATCCCACCAAAATCCTTGGCCCGATTTCTACATACTCTGCCCGCTGGCTCAGTAAAGTGTTTCAAGTAACCGCCAGCCTCGGGAATACCGAATATGGTGTTCTCTGTCGTGGTTATAAGGAGGGCGTGTGGAAATGGTCTATTGAATATAACAATAACTTCGTGGGCAGCGAATCTCGTGAATTACGAGTTCGTACTGACGATGGATTTAATTCGGGGTACACTGACTATGCGTTACAGGAACGCCTTGGCGCTCAATGGAATCGGCTTGAGCTGCAAGTGTCGGACGAGGATACTGAGTACAATTTCAGGTTGAGAGCTTTCGTTGATCAGGCGACTTGGGGTGTTACGGAATACGATGACACCGCTACGTTCAGAATGGACTTGAACATTCCTGTCGTAGATATCGACATTGATGAGATCCGTTACGGTTCCTCCACTCAGGACAATGGCACGAACCTTGATGTTCATTCGTGGTATCTTGCTGACACTGAATGGTGGTCTGATTACGACCTTAATGGAGAGTTTCAGAATCCTGTGATAGATCCCGATCGGGGTGCTCCTCTTGTCACTGGTCCTTTTGATTCTGCTCCGTTTGAGATGGAATTCTACGACTACGATGGCACAGATATTACATCGAAAGAGTATATTGGAACCGTCCTCAAGCCGAACAGTGGACCTGATGCTCTCCTTATTGATGGGGACTATATCCCCGATGATCGTTTGACTTGGATTGAGGATCTTGCGGGAGCTAATGGCGCTGCGGTTACGGCTGGTGTTACGAATGAGTATGATGCCAAGAATGGCACAGTTGTTTATGACACCGATGAGACCCCGGCGGGTGAGAGCACAGCCTTGATTTATTCAACCTCGGTGGTGGGTGATGACTCTTCAATGGAGATAGATCTGCCTGCGAGCACTCGTACACTACACTTCCGTGCTATGTACTATGTTGATAGTACGCCGCAGGCTCAGGGTTCTACCAATGAGACCACTGATATCCTTCGCTTTGAGGATAGCAGTGGTGATGCGATCATGAATTTGCGAATGAACTGGGCGGGAGATATCTCCGGTTATGATGGAGAGATTTCTTCTGAGGCTTCTTACATGGGAGAACTCGTCGCAGACGAGTGGCAGCAGATCGAGATCTTCATTGACCTTGATGCAGATTCTGATGGTGCTGACAATATCGGCCAATTAATGTATCGTTTTGGCAATGAAGAGACAGGTAAATGGGGTTACGTTGGTCTTTATCGTTCGTGGCAGACTGAGGTCAACACCAATGACATCGACAAGATCGTTGTGGGTCTCGCTCCTGCTTGGGATGCGAATACTGGTGGCTCTGCCGAAGATAATCTTCAGTGTGATCTGAGTGTTGCGGGCGTTGCCTATGACATGGACACTTGGTGTGGCCCTCCTCCCAGTTCCAACCTTGCACCCATACCTCTCCCCGTGGTAAAAGACAGCTATATGGGAACGGCCACCTTCAGAGGTACGCCTATCGCTTCTGCTTTTGTCGAAGGCGTTGACTATATCAAAGCTACGGGCATCAAGTACGATATGGACGAAGCACCGGGATCGCAGCGTATCTGCGACGTGTATTATCCTAATACTACCCCTCCTACAGATGGCTTCCCTGTGCTTCAGTGGATGCATGGTGGTTCGTGGACCAGTGGCAACAAGAACGATCTGGCACGCAATATCCGTGATGCAGCCATTGCTAATGGCTGGGCTATCGTTTCAACGGCCTATCAGTTGGGTGGCTCTTTCGGGGTTTGGACTTCCAGCAGTGATACTGCTGGTCGTTGGCCCACCTATGTATGCGATTTCAAGCAGTGTGGTGCATGGATTCGAGATGAAGCTCATCTAACATATCCGATCAATCCTAACATAATGGTTGCTGGAGGATATTCTGCTGGATCGTTTAATGCGATGGCAGCCGTGTTGACGAGAGACTTAGAGGATGATGGCAGTCCTTATGATCCTCGATTGACCGGGAATCCAAGCTATCTGTATTCCGATGTGGCAGATCCAGAGTATCTTGGGTTTTATGGTTGGGCCATTCCGACTTCGCCGTATGCGCTATATCAGTGGCAGTATGGACCCGGCGCAAGCGAGCCTAACGAAATCGCTGGCGGGCAGCAGATTGCTTATTATGCTGTGCAGAATCTCATGGGGAACCAGACAGATTGGCAGACTGACACGATCTACTTGCAGCCGCTGAATTGGGTACAGGCACAGCAGGCTCAGAGTGTGGCTTTGGTCGAACCTAACAACCTTAGCGATCTCGTGCTCGGCGGCATGTTCGGCTGGTCTGACTATTTTGTATTCTCTGATCCAGAGAATCGCTATCCCGAGTACGGGCAATACGCACAGATCGAGTTGGCGACATTGAGCTTAGATGCTCCAGCCAGTTTTGATATGGACTGGTTCACTTTCAATGGTCTAAACCACGACTATGTGGATAAGGCTTTCGACGCTACGCATATGAACAACTTCTTGAGTCAGTTTCGCTGACATCCGTTAGTAATAGTAGCCGTACATTGGAGCGATAATAATGGCATACAGCGATTTCCCACCTTCTAGCTGGTTTGGCAAGACGCTTGAGGATGCTCTCACGACATCTGCAGATCTTCTAAATGATGGAAATACTTACAAGGCTCATCTCTGGACTGACGCTTTTGTCAATCCATACGGTGGTGAGACATGGGATGCCAATGCTTCTCTTGGGGATTATACGGCAGAGACCGGCATGTGGGATACCGCTAATGGCGAGTCCGCTGGTGCTGCTCTAACGCTCGCTGGTGTGACGTTCGCTGCTTCTGGCGGCTCGATCAACCTTGTCACGTCAACGACGTTGACTTGGAACCTCACCGATGAGGACGTTGTGGGCATTATGATCCACAACGAGACTGACGATGTTGGCATTTGTGTCATCAACTTTGGTGAAGCGAAAACGGTAAGCGGTGACTTGACTGTCGCTGTGGACACTACTTACGACCTTACGGCCCTGATTTTCTGATTGGATCTAAGGCACCTCTGACATGGCATTCTTTCCCGCCGAGATCATATACGAGTGTTCGCAAACACAAGGCGAAATTCTGTATCAAAATAGTGAAACCGATGGGGATCCCTATATCTGGGTAGCGAACCACTTTGGTACGAACTTTCACTACAGTGGTTGGATGCTCAAGATTGATGTCGATGACATCCCCGCCGATACGGCTGATATTACGGATGCAGAGTTAACCCTCACTTGTGTGGGGACTAACGCAAACAACAACTTTTCGGATATTTCGTATCTGTCTCAAGCTTCTGCTCCTTCCGACTGGACTTCCAGTGCATCTCCTAAGGATGACTGGGCTGGTGCCATTGCGGAGACGGGAACCACAACGTGGGACATCAGTGGCGTTGTTACTGGTACCGCATACACCACTCCTAACTCTTATGCGGATTTCGTCACTGCTCTCGATGCTTCTGCGGAAGTGTCGGGCTTTAAGTATGTTGCGATGCTCGCTAAGGGTGACGCTGCTGGTGGCACGGTTGGTCAGTGGCAGGCAGCTACCGATCAGCACGCCACAGAGTCCTATCACCCAGTCTTTGAATTTCAAGCGGATGTGGTTATTGACGTAAATATTACGTCCGGTGTTGACTTTGATACTCCTCTCGCTCACAGGATTGGCACAGGGACAGCTACGACTGTCCATGCTGGGATCACTTACGACTCAGATGCTTACATCACCTACCCGCAAGATTACGACGATGGTTACGGTGACGATACTGATCGTACCGCAGATGTTAGCACGCCGTTTGAGACCCCTCCGGTCAACGGTTTTCCTGTGCAGGTGTTCTTCCGTGGTGGAGGTTACGCTGAGCTGACAGGTCAGCCGGGTTGGATGATCCAATGGGCTGCCACTAGGCACATGGCTTACGTGTCTGTGGACTACAAGCTTACGAGTGCTAATGATACCGTGAACATTGGCTCGAATCACCCTGAGCCGGTACAGGATGCCCTGTGTGCTATTGGTTGGATGAATGAGAGCGATACCTTCGATCTCTCCAACTACACAATTAACGGCCATTCAGCGGGTGGTCACTTGGCTTTAGAGGCGTTCCTGATGATGAACGATGAAGGGAACTATCTGTGGAACTACGATGCGGGTGGCGAGCGTCGTGAGCAGCTAGGCTTTGGATACTTTGACTATGTGGAAGGTTCGCCTGACCGTGTTGGGCTGCCTCTGCCTAGGGGTATCTGGATTTGGGCGGGTGCTGTAGATTGGGATCAAGCGTATTCGGGGAACACGCTCCTGCGTGAACCGATGAAGAACTATCTCGGTGGTGACAATCTGGCCGTGTTCACTACTGGCTATGCTGCTGCTGATGCTGACTATCACAACGGTGAAATTAACATCTATGATATGATGCATGGTGTCGATGAGGGCGCTACCGGCAATTCTGTCTGGCAGAGCAATATTCGTTTCGATAACACTGCCGGTGAGATCGTCGGTGATAGTCGGCACTTCATCAACCCACCTATAGCTTATCTTCAGGCCTACTCGGATGCTGCGGTTGGTCCCACTGCTGGCATCACGCCTCTCCGCAATGCTATTGAGGATTTCGGCATCTCAGCTCAGACCACTGCCGCTCCGGCTTCTCTCAACTCTTCTACGGGAACTCTTGATCCTAAGGGTGGGCTATCTCATTACTGGTATCGCAGTGATGCCATCAACTACTTGGCGCATGATCGTTGTCTCACTTGGTTCGATTATGACATGTACTATGACTGGTACGATGCGATTGACACTAACGTCACTGTGCATGTCCCTGCGCCTATGGCTGCTGGTACGGTGGGTGATGTAACCACCGAGGTCACTGCTCCCGCTGTGAAGCCTGACGCCTACCAGAATCCCAACACTCTCGGGGTTCCTACAGTCAATCAGGTCATCCGGCCTACAGCATATCAGAACTCGAACACTCTGGGTACACCCGACGTAACACTGCTCCTCGCCCCTGCCGGTTATCAAAACCCTAACACCTTGGGTGTTCCGGTAGTCACTCAGGTTCTCCATCCTGACGGCTACCAAAACCCGAACAGCTATGGGGTGCCTGAACTGCGCCAAGTGATACACCCGTCAGGCTACCAGAACCCGAACAGTTACGGAGTGCCTAGCATCGAGGCTGTTGGCGCAGACCAGACAATCAATCCTGATGGCTACCAAAACTCAAACGGCTTTGGTGTGCCTACTGTCAATCAGACGATGGCTGCGGTTGGCTACCAGAACTCTAACGCTCTAGGCGTTCCATCCATTGGGCTGCTGGTCAGTCCTACCGGATATCAGAATCCGAATGCATTCGGTACACCCGATGTGACTCAGATCATCTACCCCGCTGGACATCAGAACACCAATACTTTCGGCACTGCTGATGTTACGAACGCCGACGATCCAACTCAGTATGTGACTCCTGATGGATTCCAGAACACAAACACGTTTGGTGCTCCGCAAGTCAATCACATCTTGGAAGCCACCGGCTACCAGAATACGAACACTTTCGGAACTCCCGTCCTCAATCAAATCATATCCCCCGCTGGTTACCAGAACACCAATGCCTTCGGTGTTCCCACATGGGAGTATGGCACGCAGGTCGTTGAAGCCGATGGTTATCAGAATACGAACACCTTCGGCAGTCCTAAGGTCAATCAGGTTATCCTCGTAGTTGCCTACCAAAACGCTAATGACTTCGGTATCGTGGTCATGGCCGGAACAGTTACACCTGATGGCTATCAGAATAGTAACAACTTTGGCACAGCTCAAGTTAATCAGATTATCAGCCCATCTGGATATCAGAATACGAATAGCTTTGGCACTCCGATTGTGGGCGAGATTCGCACACCTGATGGATACCAGAATACGAATACGTTTGGCACCGTTACGATCAACCAGATCATACGTCCTGCTGGCTACCAGAATGATAGTGGATTCGGAATCACTTATATTCCTCAGTCAGCAACGGACGACATGTTCTTGATGTTCATAGCGACATACTAGTGGAGCAGAGATATGACAAAGGCAGAGATGCTGCGGAAACGCACGAATCGGTGTATAGCTAAGATCCTTGGCTACAAGGAAGACTACATTGATGATGATATTGATGAGGAAACTTCTGACGAGTTCAGGAGCCTCATCCTTGACGCTATCAACGATGTGAGCAATTTGGCCGTTGATCTATTAGATGATGCATCAATCATGAACGAACTGTTCATTGAGCGTATGGAGGCAGTGATTAATGGGGAAGAAGATAACGGCTCGTAAAAACTACGTTGCTGGCGCTGATCGAAATATTGCTGCCCAATTGGCTGAAGCCGTGGGCGGGGTTACGCAGGAGGCGTTCGATCAGTACCTGAAGCCCCGTGGCCGTCCCCGTGATTCGATCAAAGATCAACTAAGGAAAGCTCAAGTAAAGGCTGGGAATGCGGCTTTCTTGGCAATGACACGGCGATTTGATGAGACACGCTCGGGCAAGCCGTCATATCGTGTTGGCGACCCTCAGATCACTGGTCGGTATTCTGGTGGTAAGCTATACCGTGCGGTCCACAATAAGGACATGCATGTGCGTACCACCGCTACAAGCGTTGCTTTCTTCAACTCTGCGTGGATGGACGCACAGGCACCTCAGTGGCATAGGCATTCCTTTGGCGCAGGTTACAGCAATACTAACGCAGTGACTCCTATGGTTGCGAAGAACGGTAAGGCCATTCCGGGCACCGAGCGTCTTGAGAGACTGGGCCATGCTAAGAAGTTCTCTTTGCCGGATGGCCCCGGATCCTATTATCGGATCGGGGCGGAGATCCATGTGACTCCGAACCCTGCGGCAACGTTGGATCGGACTAATATTGACCCCGGCGCTTTCAATGCGCCATTAAAGAATTTGCAGATATTCCCTCGTGGCTGGGTGCAAGCGGGTGTGTCTGAGATGAACCGTGTTTATCCCGGTTATCTAACCGATGTGGTGAAAGATTTCCTTGAGCCATAACGGGCTAAAGGCGCAAATTTCCTGTGCCGTTAGGTTATTGAAACGCAAGCCTAGCTTTTACGCTGGGTACAATCGAAATTTTATGCTCTGCGTACTTGGAGGTTCCTATGAGTATTAAGGCTGGTGCAATTCTGTTTGACGCCAATGGATACGTGGTAGATCGTATTCAATCTGGTGGTCCAGCAGCACTAAACATCCCCGAAGAGAAGATTTACGAAGTCGGCAACTGGGAATCGGTCGGTACAGTATACGACATCCCTGACCTGAGCTTTGATCTTGAGTCCTTTGACGTTGCTCCCGAGTTCGAGTTGATCCTCGTTCATGACGATCCAACCTCACCCGCTTCTGCTACAATTGATTTTCAGGACGCTTATGCAATAGACATTCTCTCACCCTTCAAGTCGAAGCGTAACTCTTACGACATTGTTGCCGGTGTGATCTGTCCTTACCTCACCCTTGAGTCGGTTTCCTACTCCTTCGGTGTGGGTTCCAACGCTTCTCAGAGTTTCTCTCTGCGTGGCGATTCCATCTTCTATGTTCCCGGTCAGCCTCTTATGGAGACCGCAACATTCGATGGTCTAGGCGGAGACGTTGTGATTGAATATGGCGACAGCATCGGACCTGCCACTGGCGTGTCTGCTGCTCCTTATGATGCCAATGGTACGGACGAGTTCGTTCTGAACGTTTGTCTTTACAACAACACTACTGGCATCCAGAAGCGTCTTTACTCCTCTGACATCATTGCTAATGGTGGTTCTATCACGGCTGACACGTTCACCCTTGATGGAACTTACTACAACTCTGACACGACTTACGAATATGTGCAGATTGTGTACTCGACCACTGTGGCCGACACCGGATACATTGATTACCTTGGCAACGATACCGCAAGCGTTCACGCTGCGGCTGGTGCTAACGTAGATGCCACTGTTGGTGGCCCTCTGCTTGGCACTCAAACTCTCACTGGTGCAGGCACGAAGCCCGCAGCATTGCGAGCCAAGGACATTGACGTTTACATTGCTGATGACATCGCTGCTGACGAGACGCTTTCGGGCACTTGGACTCGCCTCACTGGCGTGCAGAATATTGATGTCAACTGGTCAGTTAGTCTTGAGAATGACGAAGAGTTGGGCAACAACCGTTACGTCGATCAAGATTACGATGTTCCTGAGGTTTCAGGTTCAATGACTATCAAGGCATTCGATGTTGACGAACTGTTCGACAAGATCCGTACCGTAACTGGAATCACCGACGCTAACTACGTGCTCGGGCCAGACGTTACAGATCCAGTGCAGCTCCGCATTGTTCTGAATGACCCTACTGATGGCACAGCCATCAAGACTGTTTATCTCCCCGAGGCACGGTTCACCGTTCCCGGTTTCAACCCTCAGGTGCAGACAAAGCTTGAGTCCCAGTTCGACTATACGTCGGATACCGGTGCTCTCACAGTCTACGTCGGAGATGTAGTTGTCTGATATCTAGTCTTGCGTTACTCTCTGGGATGCCCTCGGCCTTCGGGCCGGGGGTTTCTTGGGTTTTGGGTGGCTAAATGTGTGCTAGAATGGACGTTAGGAGTAATAGGACCAGAGTTATTTTATAGGAGTAGTTATGGCAGAGAACACCGTTCCTTCTGTCCCTCGTGAGCGCCGTCTTACAGACTTGTACCGCAAGGGCAAAGAAGTAACGATTGGTGACGACGATGGGGCAATCACCGTCTATCTTTCTAAAGTCAGCCAGATCGAGAACAAGAAGGCTGTCGAGAAGGCTCAGGCTGTTCGTGTGAGGCATCTTCGCTTGCTTCACGCTGGTAGGGATGATCCGGGCCGTGCGCCATACGAAGATCAATTATACGCATTTGGTCTCGATAACTCTGAAGACCTCATTCTGTTAGCTAACACTGAAGTGCTGCAAGACGAAACTCTTGCTATCATTGCTCGTCTCTCTGAAGAAGAGGGCAGCGAGTGGGCTAAGGATGGGTACCTGACCTCTCTGCAAGAAGCATGGAACGGTGGCAGCAAGAGCGCCTTCCAATTGGACCCTGAAGATCCTGAAGCGAAAGAGATTGCTACTGAGCTTCTGCGCTTTGAGGGGCTAGTCGAGGAAGAGGTTGAGATAGCTCGCCGTCAGATCATCGAGGCGCAGTCGATTCGTCCGACTGAGGATCTCATGTATGAGGCTACAAACCGTGTGATCGAAGCTGAATCTAACACCATCTGGACTGAAGAGTTCAACCGTTGGCGGCTATTCTACTCAGTGCGCTACAATGATGAGCGTGCACAACGCTACTTCGTGAACCGTCAAGAGATTGATGCACTCGATGAAGATGTATACGCCATGTTGTGGGACAACTTCCAGAGTGTAGTATCTACGGTGCCAGAGGCAAAAAGCTAGGGGGAGATCCAGAGTTCCTCAGAACCGTTGGTACGGCGATGAAGACGGGAGGGGCGGGAATCCTCTTCCCTGAAGGAACTTCAATCGAGACAGCCCCTTATGAATTTATGGTCGCACTGGATCAGGCCGTAACAGTTCATGGTTGGATGGAGAATCTACAGAAAGATGAGTTGCCTCCTGTGTGGATGTGGACTCTGGATACTGAGATTAAGATTTGGTTTGAAAAGGTCAAGCGTGAGCGTGATGAGAAGTACGGCGGTTCGAAGGATAAGAAGGACAGCGCCTTTGATAACGAAGGCCCCGGCATCGAACGAAACGATCATGCGGCTAGATTCTACGAATAGGTGATCTAGAGATCCGTTATTGTATTAGAGGCTAGATTAGGAGCGGCATGGCTAACGAAGACATCCTGATTAAAGTAGGCGCTGATTTTAGCGGCGTTGAAAAGGAAATCAAGGAACTTCAAGCTCAGCTAGATCGTCTCGCTAAGCCCACATCAGGGCAGCGTAGCCGATCTGGTGCTCTTGGTGAGGTTCGTGGTGCTGGTGCTGCCGTCTCTAAGGCTGGTGCCGCTAAGGGCACTATTAGCACAAGGCGTCAAGCTGAGCTGTTCGGTCTTGAACAGCAGGTGCTGCAAGCTACAGGCGATAAAGCCTTTCTTGGGAAGAGTGGCAAGAATCAGGGCAAGTTTGCTCAAGGCCAAGCTACTAGGGTAATTAACAAACGTACCGCTGAGTTCGCCAAGTCTCTCGGCATTGATGCTGGCGAGACCGTGCAGTACATGCAGGCGCAGGCTCGTAAGTCTTTTGCTACAGCTAGAACTGCGTTTGCTCAAACGGATGGTAGCGATGCCGCTCTGCGTGCTTCAACTCAGACTAGGGCTGCTGCGATTGCGGCTAGTCAGGATCGTAACGCTAGGGGGCAGTTAGGCCCTGCGGGAGCAAGTAGCGCTTCGGTGCGACATCAGCGTGGGCTGGTTAACCAAGAGGCGAGGCTTGCACAACGCATCTCTAAGGCTGGAACGGACTATGCTGCAGGAGGCAAGGGCGCCGCTGAGGCTGGAACCTTTCTGCGGGTACTTGCTGGCCGCACCAACGAAGCTGGCATAGCTACTGCCACGGCTACTAGAGCACAGCAGCTTCTTGCGGCCAGTGTCGGCACTGAGACTAAGGCTGCTAGTGTCGCTGCTGTTGCTACCGAGGGTGTGGCGGTTGCGCAAAAGGGTCTTACCGCTGTCACTAGGAAGCTTCAGGCTAAGTACAGTGCCCTATTAGCCACTACGAGCAATGCTAAAGAGTATGGCCGTCGAGTTAATCAGGCGCAAGACGAGGTTAAACAGAAGACTCAACAGGTCAGAGACGAGCGTAACCGTGGTTACGGTGCGCAGGGCTTTGGTGCCCTCAATCCGAATATCAGGCGTGGCCCCGCTGGCCCGATTGATTACAATCAGATGCGCCCACTGTATGGACCGGCAGTTCCTCCACCGAGGCCACCGGTACCACCGAAGGCTCCGAAGCTTGGTGGCGGTGCACCTGATCCCGGTCAAAAAGGATTCTTGGGTGGGATCGACTTTAAGCGTGGCCTCACCTCATCCATCCAGTATGGTCTCCCCGCTGCTGCTCTTTATGGTGGTATTGGCGCTCTTTCTGGTGCGTTCAAGACGGCACAGGAACTCGAAGTTGAGTTCGGCATCTTGGAGAACCAGCTTGAAAACATCGGTGCTTTGGGCGACACCAGCTTTTCGGAGGTCCGTGAGAGCATTGAGGGCATTGCTGTAACAACCGGTCAGTCTGTTGTCGAGTTTGCAAAACTAGAACGTCAATTGTTTGGCGCATTCTCTGCTCTAGATGAACAGAACAATCCTGAATTGACTAAAATTGCACTACCTGAGCTGG